AAAGCCTTTACTTTGATTGAAGACTTTGCCACATCAACGCCATTCCAACTTGATGAAATCGTAGACAGTTTTATCCGATTAAAGGCAATGGGCTTGGAACCTTCAATGGAAGCCTTAACCTCTTATGGTAACACAGCCTCTGCTTTTGGTAAGAACATATTGGAGTTTGTTTCGGCTGTTACCTCAGCAACTGTTGGTGAATTTGAAAGGCTCAAAACGTTTGGTATCAAAGCAAAGGTCGAGGGAGAACGTGTAAGGTTCATCTTTCAAGGCGTTACAACAGAAGTTGGTAAAAATGCGGCAGAAATTGAAAATTATCTTCGCTCTATCGGCACAATAAACTTCGGTGGTGCCATGGCCGAACAGATGAACACCATGGGCGGAACAATGTCAAACATTGAAGATGCTCTTGCAAAAGTTGCACGAACGATTGGTGAAAATGGATTAAACAAAGCAATCAAAGAAGTTCTTGATCAGTTTAATAATTTAGTATCAGGTACAGATAGTGCGGCTAAAACTATTGGTGAAACTTTAGCAAGTGCAGTAACAATCGCCGGTAAAGCGTTCTTTACATTGGCCAAAAACATTGAGCCGATCATCACGCTCTTAACTGTCCGGTTGGGTGCAAGCCTGATTACAAAAGGAATTGACCTATTAAAGGCAAGCGTTTATGCGCTGAATGTTGCACTAATGGGAACCGGGACCGCCGGAGCCTCTGCCACACTCGGCCTTAAAATGATGTGGCAAGTTTCCAAGGTGGCCGCTGTGCA